GATTTTGATGTTAAGTTGTTTAATTTAGGCACTCCGAGTGCTGCCTTTTTACGTTTTTCCTCAGGAGATTCTTCAACTTGCTTACTAAGTTTTCCTTCTGTTTTTAACTTTAGGAATTCTTTATAATCTTCAGAATCCTTGTCTTTAAGAAATTGCTGATATTCGACATGCTCTTTGGCTTTTTGATACGCAAACTTAGCAGGATTTCCACTGCGTCTGTAATCTTCAAGCAATGCGGGAGAATTTTTTGCCAAATCAATAAATGTTTGTGCCATTTCTGCATAATCAGATTTGGTTTCCATCATCATTTCACGAGACATATTTACACGCTCGTTAAATAATTTTTCGTCAACATCTAGTTCTTGTGGCTCTTCGCTTCCGACTTCATATTGAGCAAGTTTTTTCTTCAGTTCTTCTCTCTCCGACTCTGCGGCTTGACGTTTTTGCCGTTCGCTTTTGAGTGCTGCTACTGGTATTGACTTCTCGCCCTTGTCTTCGTCTTCTACGGTAGGCTTCACCGCTTCAGTTTCTTGCTCTTGTTCAGTTTCCTGTACATCAGCATCATCGCCCTTTTGTTCTACTTCCTGTTCAACTTCTTTCGTGGCTTCATGCCCTACTTTAGTTGTTTCTGTAGTAGATTCTTCGAATACGTTATCAAGTTCTGAGTTAGTCATGTTTATCTCCTATTCGCCCGAATAAGCGGCGTCCTTCTTATCGCCCGTAATGCGGCGGCCATCTCTGTGCTTCAGACACAAAAAAACACCCCGAAGGGTGCTTATCTCTACAGCGTCGTCCTGTTATTTATCGACCGTGTTAAACTGATACTTGTGGTTGTTTATCTATTGGGGTATTAGCCAATATGATAGTCTCAACTTGTTTCTGCTGTGCTTGCTCTTGGTTTAGAGCAGTTTCAGACATAGTTTTTTGAGCTTTAATCATTTCGTGTTGCATTTGAGCCTGTTCAGCACTAGATTGTGCCGCAGCTCTCTCTTGCCTACGCTTTTCAATTCTTTCTACAATGCTCTTCTTATCTCTGAGTTGAGAAATCTCAATCAGGTCAACTATATCAACATCGCCTGAGCCAGCAAATTGAGTTAAAAGCTGGAATTGCTCTTGCTGTATATTAACAACATCGAATGACATATCGAGAATAATATCTACGTCCAACTCTGGAACATTATTACGAATATCAACAGTAGTTTGCAAGATAGGGTCTTGGGACTGCATTAAGAATGTATATGTTGCAGCAGCTGATTTACGTACTTCATCAGGTAATGATTTATCGTTAATCTGTTCTTCGAGATACTGCTGAGCGGTAACCTGTGCATTCAATCCAATCCAACGTAAAGTATCTTGGTCATCCGTAATGCGAATCCATTTCTCTTCAGTCCAGAATTGCTTTATACGAGACCATATTTGTCTGTATATACGCAATTCCCAATTATTCAAAGCAGCAAATAGATTATTTAATTCTATCACGCCAGCCTGTTGTAATTTATTTATAGCAGAGCCAGACAAATCGCCAGATTGGCGTTGACCAGCTAATTGAGCATTATATGATTGTGCATCAATTTCTGCCTTGGCTTCTTTGAGCAACTCAAACTGACCATTAGCCATGTCTCCAGTCTGAAGTACCTCGAAATCACCCTTTTCCCCCTGATATTCCACGTGTCCATCAGGTTTAGCCATCTCTCTCTTCATGGAGGCGATGTCTTTTACAGCACCTTGTCTACTAGCCGTTTGGCGGCGAGAAAGAAGATGTAGAGCTTTTGAACGTCTATGGTTAATCTCATCTTGCAAATCCAAGAATGACGCTACTTCACCATAGCGATTATTATCTCTGTCTATATAAGCCCCAACCAATTCAATTGGATTGGTTGGATTGCCAAACTCATCAAGATATGGAGATTCTATTGGGTCTTGTAAGAAACCAGTTTCAGTAAAGAAGCACATATACCAACTTCCATCATAACGATAGAAGTGCTGTGCAACTCTAAATCTTCGGCGACCATGTTCTCTAGTAAACCAACGTGGTCTGTCCTCAAAAGTATCGTCAATAGTATGACCCGGAATAAGCGTATTAACATCTACATCAGGAAACTGTTCTTCAATATCCTCTTCATCCATCCAAATCATTATACCCATATATTTGGCGTCTTTGAAATCACGGCGACGAGAATATGGGTCAAAATAAATTCTATCCCAAGGAATATGATCTATAGCTATATCATTTTCACCGTTGCCGTTTTTTCTAACATCGACAATAGCACCACCATAACCCTCACAGAAAAAGTTATCAGAGGTATCAACCTTAATCATACTAAAGTCATTATTATCAGTAACATACCGCAATGCATCAGTAATTGCATCGGCTGAATTTTCTTCATGTGCCGTTCTTGGATATGCTTTTGGATCACTTTTCCGCGCGATAACCAAACCGAGTAATCCCTGCAATTTAGTCTTGATTCTATTATTTACAATGGGAGCTTGATTACGTCTTTTTAATTCAGCTATTTCATCAACTGACCATTGTTTTCCATCAGCATAATCACGACACTTTTCAGATAAAGCTCTAGCGTCCATTGTAATATTGAGATATTCATTGGTCTGATCGACCATATCTTTAAAATCGAACGCTTTCTCTTTTTCCTTCAATTAACTTTCCATCCTAATGCGTTGCTAGAATTTTCTAAACCATATATATCCATAAATTCTTCTTGTTTTTCAACTTGGATATTTGGAACAAACATCTTATCTAAAATTCTTCCAAATAATCCGCAGACATCTACTTTGTCATCATGCTTACCAGAAGGAAACTGTAGAAGTTGAATGATTAATTCATCTCCCCATACTGTTTGAGGTATCCATACATTCCCTTGAGATGCCATAGCCTGAAATGATCTAGCATTAGCCGCTTTGTTTTGATTACTAGTAAGCCATTCGAGACGATAGAAACATCCAGATTTTCGCTGCGCTGCCAATAAATAAGGCTCTACAGCGCGCCTAATAATACCACCTTCTGCCGCCCAAATCATAGGTTCATAACGCCTGGCAAGTTTTATTTGTTCTTCAATCCAAACATCCGACGTAGTCTTTCCAGACCACCAATCAAGTATCCAGAGAGCCTGATTATTATCAAATCCAGCAATAGCTTGTTCCGTAAAGTCACCTTTTCCGTCACTTACCGCATAATCTCCTGCGCCGTATTTAATCAGGTTTTTTGGTTCTTCACCGAGTCTATATCTCTTAAACCATTCTTTTTTAAAGAATATTCCATCTTCAGGAGACGGTTCTTGCATCATCTGACCAGAAAATGTAAAAGCATCGGCTCTACGTTCTCTTTCAAGCTCTTCTATCGTATGTTTTACAGACCACAAAGGAGTTCCATCATCGTTGATGGCAGCAAGTTTTAGATGGTGAAATTCCTCTCCCATCCCTCCATTGAGAACGTATCCCGACATATCGTCTTCATTAACACGCTGCATAATAATAATGATGGGAGTCCATCTATTATTGCGGCGGCTCTTAAATGTGTTATTTAAACGGGCGTTAATAAAATCTCTTTTTTCTTTACTGAAGGCATCGTCAATCTTAATCGGATCATCTATGATGATAGCTCCATAGAAGAGTTCTAATGCGTCTTTATCTTCTACTGTAGCTCCTGCGCCAAATCCAGTAACTGGACCACCAGTTGATGTTGCATACAAACCGCCTCCCTCTAGTGTGTACCATTTCTTTTTACTATTAGCGTCTTCTTTAAGTTGAATCGGCCATAACTCCTGAAATGCCTCAGACATTATTAGTTCTCTTGTACTTGAGCTATTCTCTAGAGCAAGATCATCAGAATAAGATAAATGTATAAATTTTGCCTTTGGGTTTGCAGCTATAGATTGCGCTATGAAACAAATAACAGCGACAGCTGTCTTGCCATATCTAGGCGGCATATTGATTAGAAGATTCTTAATTTTACCGCTTTTAACGTCATTAAGAGAATCTCTAATTTTCTCATGATGGCGGTTGACCAGAAATTTATCTCCACGAGATTCATAAAAATACTTACAAAACTCTACAAGATCGCCAAGTAATTTTCTTCTTAATCGTTCTTTCCGTACTTCATTTGCAACCCATTTAGCGTCCTTAAAATTAAGGCACGATTCCATAGTCGTTAATCCTTCCGACAACCGGGTCTTTTGCTTCTACATCGAGATACACAATATACGTACCATTACTTGTAGTGGCAGCTTTAAGCTGAATAAGATTTCCACCAGCAGAGCCAAAAGTAACGAGTCCGGTAGCTACATTGCTTGCCAAGGCTGTTCCAGATATTGTTGCAGAACCAGCTTTGCTAGTCCAAGTAACCGAGGTTACTGTAGCATTATCGTCTGCCCACGGAGCAAAGTCAAAGCTGTAGTAAGTAGCCCCGTCTTTATATGCAATATCTCTGAAAATTTGTGGATTGTTTTCTGCGGTAATAACGAATCTTCTAGCCATTACCCTTCCCTTAAACCCAATTATACTATTCTATAATAGAATACTCTTATCTTACACTGATGTCAACAATTAATTTATTATAAACTTTTTATAGAATTTAAAAAAGATTCTCTAATCTGTTCTGATCCAAAATCAGATTTACTAATTCCATACATTGTGTATGTTGTGTCTTTATTTATTTTTGTAACATAATATCCTTCTGCAAATCCGTATCCTTTATCTTCGCGGTACTTTAGTGATAAATCATTCCTATTCCCGATGATGTCTTCTATATATTTTTTAAAAAGCCCTTCTTCCATTTATTTTGACCACAATTCTAAGCACGCAATCATATTTTTGCTTGCAGTGCCGGACATGAATTGACGTTTTTTGTCAATTTCTTTGAAAGACAGACCATCTACAATCATATCTAGCACCATCAACGGAGACAGATATTTACGTTTACATTCGTTTATCCATTTATCATAAGAAATTATTAAATCTGCACCGTGTTCTATATTTCCAGTTCCGCCGCGTACTCTTGATAAATCCATTGCCATTACGCCAAGACCAGCTGTTCTGATTGAAACAGCCATTGCAATATTCTCATATGCACGCCATAAACCCAAATCTTCAAGTCTTTCTACCACGCGACGATCTGGAACAACAACCATTCGGGCGGCACGTTTTTTTGACCCGTCTCTTACTTCTTCTATAGCTATTGTGTTATGCTGAGAACGTTTAGAAAGTACCGCTGAATCAAGACCATGTGTTACTTGCATTGTTTCTCCAATATTGATAATTGTTCATCTGTAAGTATCTTCATTATTTCACGAATATCTGGTACTTTATTTTCCACCTGATTATCTGGAAACATTTTTGCAATAGCTAGAAATACAGGCAATACTACCTTTGGGTCATCAGAGAATTTAGCTAGATGATATAACCTATCCCTTAATTCTGGAGCGGCAGTTTCCCAATCAATTGGTTCTAAATTATCTAGATCAGTCGATGATTTTGATAATCTAGAACCCGATTGTGATGTCTTATTTCCTTCGTATAACTTATCGTAATCCATTATTTCTTTTTGGATTTTTTGATTACGCCCTTGATAGTGCCTTTATTCTCGCTGGCATAGAATACTTGCTTTCCCTTAGTATTTCCGTATTCTTTTACCATTGCTTTTTTAACAGTCTTGCCTTTTTTCGTTAGTGGCATCTTTTTCTCCTTCTTTGTTTTTGCACATGATTATAAATTCGTCTCCAAGAATGGTTTTAAATAAAGCATACCCTTTAGCATACATAGTAGGCAATTTTGTAATTTTTATTTTATTTGAATCCCCATCCATATTTGAATATTAACTTATCTGTAACTATTTGCAAGATAAATGTTTCCTAACAATCCTATGTGCTGATGCCCTGCTTATTCCAAGCTTTGCAGATATTTCTTTGAACGATGAACCGCTTGCATGCATGGCGATCGCTTGATTAATATCCTCATGTTTAATTGAGAACTTTCTCCCAAGCTTAACACCCCGTGCCTTTGCCGCATCAAGTCCGGCGTTGACACGCTCACGGATAAGCTCTCTCTCAAATTGAGCAAGAGAGCCTATGATGTGGAATAGAAGCTTGCCAGCAGGGGTTGTTGTATCGAAACCCTCGCTGATTGATTTAAATTCTATTCCTTTTTCTTCGAACTGTTTGATAAGGTGCATTACGTGTTCAAGACTACGACCCAGCCTATCAAG